GACTATGCTGTACAGATGGTAGGTACTAAGTCTGAGTGTGAAGCTGAAAAGCAAAGGCTAATGAACTATCAACCTAGTTTCTAATTTTAACTAGGGTATTGCAGGCAGTTTGCATCTAATTAGTAGGAAAAATGCAGATTGCCTAGAGTATCCTTATCAACCCGTAGTTCCCATTGACCAAGTAGGAGTATTAATTATGAGCATTATTGACCAAGCTAATCACAGTGTTGTTAAGTATGATCCGAAGACTTCTAAACCTTTCACTGGCCAAAGGCTGGCTAAGGTAACTTATAAGACTATTAATGATAAAGATAATCCAATGTATGGAATTAAGAGGGATAGTCAGTGTGTAAGTATCCCAATGATTGCCGTGGGCGATATCCGTAATAACCTGACTGCACTTGAACCACATGTGATTGAGTATCTCCAAAGTGTACAAGATAAGATTATCAGGGAAAAGATTGATGCTGGAAGTAAGAGCATCAGTACTGAGGAAATTAGTGTTGCAAGCATGATTGAATGGTTAGAATCCAACAATGAATCAGGACGACTGACTAAAGAGAGTGTTGGCAAATGGTTTGATGAAAGTATCGGTGAGATGCTTGCTGTAGTTCTGGCGGATAAGCTTGGTGTTAGCAGCACTCCTAGTGATAAAGAATCTGCACAGATTATGGCTGTAGTGGGAACCTTTAAAGATAAGGTAAGTTCCCTAGCAGGTGGTAAGACTAGCTATGAACCTAAGATGTGTGATAGCCTGATTAAGTGTCTTGAACTGGCACCGGCTGGGGATGCTCTTGCATCAAGGTTCATGGTGAGACTCAATAAGATGAAGGAAGATGCGTCTAAGAATGTTGATCTTATTGATCTGCTCTAAAGTGTAGTCTCATTTAATAGGGTATTGGCTAGATGCTAGTATCCTATTGAGTAGAGATTACTGTGATCTTTACAATTACCTAAACCTGAAAGGATATAATTATGTGCGCTAAGATTCAGATCAATCCTCATCATAAGAGAACACCCATTGAACAAGCTAGATTCATCGCCGGTACTCTTGGTGTTTACACTGCTGCTAAGTATCTTAGGAACCGTGGCTGGAGCGAAGAAGCTGCAATGTATATTCTTTTGGGGAAATGAAAGGTAATTATCATGAATAAGAACTTATATGTAGTTGCCTATATTGTGCGGCTGAATACAGAGGGGAGAGTAGGAACTACCTTTGCTAAACTTAATCTTGGCATCTATCCTGTTGATGTAGCTAATGCTAAAGCTGAAGAACTAGCTAATATGGTATTTACTAAGAATGGATCATCGCTTATTGAGAAATGGTTGCGATTAGTTGGTGATCTTTATCCTAATGATGAACTGCATATTAGGTTTAAAGCATCTAAGACTATCTGAAAGGAACTAACTATCACACATAAACATGTACACTATCATCCTATTAGCTACTGCTAACACTTACTGGCAATCCATATTGATACTGATACTTACCATCTTCCTATCCATTATTGGAATGATGGCTGCTATTAGTGAATGGAAATATATCACTAACTATCAATCGCTTAAACCTGATTCAGGTATTGATTATGTTAAATGGTATAAGAAGTGGGAACATAAATCTCGCAATCGTAATCTCAAAGGATAAAGGAATAAATATCATGGCACATTATAATATCTATGCAAGCTTTCGTTCTATCAGCGGCATTGAACTTGGTAAGCTTGTTGTAGCTGCTGAGAATGATTCAATAGCTGCTGAAGCATTCATTGAAAGATACAGCAGAGGAGAACAAGAATTCTGTACTGTAGATAATCTGGCATTGGATGCTATGCAGATGGCTATTGAATGTTGGATGCCTGATGTTAGTATGGTGCTGATGAAAGAACTCATTAGTTAGAACTTAAAATCCAATTCGGCAAAATGCCTGATTGCCTAAATGGTGATTGGGCATTTCGGTGTTTCGGTTCTGCCCCTATCCTGCCTATCCCGATGCCTAACTGTTCCTACTTATAACTATCTATCTCCATCTATGCCTATAACTAACAAGTACCTATCTCATACTTATCCCTATCTATCCCCTTTAAAATTATAAGTAACAGTTTTTAAATATAATATTAATTTTAAATTTTAATAGGGGTAATATTGATGCCGCTATGTAGTGATATAAGTAAGTAAGAATAGATAGATAGGAGATAGTAACTACTATTGTATAGCTCCACATAACTAACAATGAGTGTACAACAGTAGATACTAATAACTAGGTGGACAATGAGTGAGGGAGATTGGCAGGGAGGGCTTGACACCGAAATGACTAAATGGCATAATGCCGATTCGGTTCTCTGCCGAATTGCCTATTTCATTTTAACTAAGGACTATATCATGGCCACTCCTACTTATCGCATCACTCTCACTATTGATGAGATCAATGATCTTATATTTGATATCTGCCTATTGAATACAACTGGCAATGGCTTACAGCCTAACTCTAAATCAGCACTAACTAAGCTACAACAAACAGCATTTAAAGATAAGATTGGTGCAGCTACTCCTGCTTATGTACAAACTGGTAGGAATATTAAACCCACAATTAATATTGCTAATCTTACTGAGATGGACCCAAGTATTCCTAAAGATAAGATAGTTGCTACTCCTGAATACCTTGGCATTGAGCGCCGCAATCAGGGAGATAGCATTCCTAACTATACTGCTGAACAAATTGAAGAAGCTAAGTTTGCAGCAGCAGATCACTTCATTAGCACTGGTGAACATAAAGATTATAAAGAGTTCTTACCTATCATCACCAAACATGCTGAACTTATTGAAGCTGAAAAAGAAAGGAGGCAGGCAGAACTAAATAGCAATGATGGAATTAATGATGATGCATTGTTTAAGATGCTTTGATATTTAATCAGGAGATTAGCACATGAAAATAGTAGCTACGTTTGGCTTTGCATATAAAGTAAGCGATCGTAAGTATAAGTTACTTATGCAAGCAATCGCTGAGGATAAACAAATTGATTTATCTAACTACGGTACGCCTCTTGGACACATAGTTAATATTACTGATATGCCACCTGAATTAGCTAAGGAAGAATTAGAAGATTTAGCTAGAAATTGAACACTAATACTAAAGGGAGAAACTAACATGAATGTAACCGCAGATAACAATCATGATCACATCATTACTCTCACTCTGGGTGAAGCTAGTAAGCTATTTGCTATATTAACTTATTATTCAGATAGCAATGAAGACTCCATGGATAAGGGTGTACTCAATAGGGTGGAGTTTGCTAAACTGTTAGCAACAGCAATGGTAGTAGCTTAGATAGCTGTGATATCCAAGACCATAGACCAAGACTTATCTATTCCAAATAACAGGAAATAAAAACCATGGCCAAAGTTCTCTGTTCTATCTCCGGCATAGAATTTAATACCGATCATTTCAATATCGGTTTATTCTCCCGTGAATATTCTCATCCAATATTTCACATCAATTCCCAGCGCCTGATTGAACTAACACCTAGGTGGCTCGATCAATCTCTAACTCCTACTGAAAACTATCTCCTATATATAGCTCTCTTTAAATCAACAGGACTTATGGATTTCAGAGTACCTGCTGAATATAGTCCTGATATTATCCCAGTTATTGCACAGAACATGCATCATCTTGTGCAAATGGTTGAGAAGATATTAGATGCAACAGATGCTAGGAAACAGGAGATTCTGCATCTTCCTACATTTGTTATTACACCAGATACTAAACACTTTCTTGATTCTGCTGAGTGGATTAAGATCTGGCATAATAATTATAAAGAGTATCTTGATAGCTACAAGACAGCGACACTAGCACAAAAGATCAATCAGAAAGAATCTATACTTGAACGCCATATTAAAGATCGCACTAAAGATATCAGTGTCTATGCTCACCAGTTAGCATCATGGGCTGCATTAGCTGGTAAGTTCCCTGATTTCGATGTTGATGTATCTGATCTATCCGCATTTAAACAAACACCAACAATCAAGATGTCTCAGTACTGGCAATATATTATTAAATCCTGTGCTAAGACTGAATCTATCTGGGACATTCCGCAGGTTGATCTTGATGATCTGATTGAACACTGTGAACTTAACATTGACCATGGTTCTATCTATGCTCATACATTAATGTCCCTTCTTAGGGCTGGTTCTGAAAGGAAAAAGGATTTCTTTGATCTTGGTGATTTTAATATTGGTGCTAATGGTACTACCTTCCGAATCTTAGATGCATCTGCATCCATTGAAGATGCTAACAAACTAGCAGCTATTGATTCTGCACCAATTGAGATGCCAAATGAAAAAGATTATCCTAATAAGCTAGCATTCATTAAAGCTAAACTTAATTTCAAACTGGCTCAGGATTATAAGAACCAACAGCTGATTGCACAGAAGATTAAAGATGAAGGACTTGGAGATTAAGATGCCCATTAATCTGAATGAATGCAAAGAAATTATTAACCTTGATCTAGCTGCTGTTGAGCGGAGGATGATTATGAATATTAAATACAAACTAGCAGATCACATGCGTAACTCAATGCATATGCCAAATGATATGCTGGAGCATCTTGATTGTTATTATCTCAAACACTTACATGTTCCTGAATTTAAGAATGCATTAGTTGATGGACAAGTATTTATGTATGGCCACAATTTCAATGTAATCTACCATCAATGCACTCCTGCTGCTGCTAAAGCTGCTAAAGAAATTCGTCTTTCCTTCCGAAAAGCTAAGCCTGAATTCAATATCGAACCATATGTGCTAGTTCAAATCGTATCAATGGAATGAGAGATAACCATGGATACTTACATTCAATATAGCTGGAATAGTATGGACTTTGAGTTTCTTGAAGCAGCAGTTACTCATACAGAAAACTGTTTTCCTGAACTAACTGAGATAGATGATTTAGTAGATTCAGACCTGATGCAACTAATGGGCGGTGAACCCTATAGACATCCATCGGAATAAAGGATATACTCATGCACTCACTTAGAGATCACAACAGACATCACTATATTTTATTATTCCGAGGAGAAGGAGTAGCAGTATATAGCTGTGCTTTCTGTGGACATAAATACTATATTTATAAACAACGCACAGTTTATCCTTTTTAATATCCATTCAACACTGACCAAGAATCACCTAACAGAAAGAACAAATCATGGTTACTAAACCAACACAAACAACTATCTCCAAAGAACGCTTAGCAGAATTACTAGCTAAAGCTCGTGCTAATAACCCAGCTCTTGAACGTAGGCATAATGAAGTTGAAACAGCTGGCTATTCTCCTAAGCGCATATCAGATCAGATGAATAAGGATGCGAGGGACGAGCTCAATAGCAACTCTCACTCCCACTCTCAACATCCCATCAATACCAATGCTACAAGAACTACCACCATTACCAATGCAATCACATCGCTCAATACTCTTACTTCGCATGACTCCGCAAACATTGGAGTTGATAGATCCACAGGGAAAGCCATTACATATAACGAGAAACAACTTCAGTTCGTACAACTTGCATCTAGTGGACAATCAGCAGTTCTTATTGGTGCTGCGGGTTCGGGCAAAACAACTTGTCAGCGCGGAGTTATATCCTCACTCATTCAAACCGGTAAAGCTGGAATTCTCGAAGCTGATGGACACAAATACTTACGTGATGGCTCTCCCGGAATTATTATCGTTTCATTTACCAGACGTGCAGTCTCAAATATTCGTAAAGCGGTATCAGATGACATGAAACATAACTGTCTCACTATTCATGCAGCACTAGAATATGAGCCTGTTTATCATGAAGTATTTGATACTAACACTGGTGAGATGCGAAACACTATGTCCTTTGAACCAACTAGGACTAAGGATCGCCCACTATCACATACCATTAGAACTTGTGTGATTGAAGAATCATCCATGGTATCTGTTGAATTGTTTACGGAGCTTAAAGATGCACTTCCAAGTAACTGTCAATTTATCTTTCTCGGTGATATTCAGCAGCTTCCTCCTGTATTTGGTGCTGCGATTCTTGGATACAAAATGCTTGAACTTCCTGTCATTGAGCTTACTGAGATTTATCGACAAGCACTGGAATCTCCAATCATTCGTTTGGCTCACAGAATCCTTAGCGGTGACACTATTCCTGTTACTGAATACCCTGAATGGAAATATCCAAATCAACTAACTCTGCATCCTTGGAAGAAGAAACTAGATGCTGATCTTGCACTACAAACTATTGCTAAGTTCCTCAAAGTAGCAATGGATTCTGGTGCCTATGATCCTTATGAAGATATGGTTCTTATCCCATTCAATAAAGCATGTGGAACTATTGAACTTAACAAACATCTAGCACAGCATATTGCAAGAAAGAATAACCGAGTTGTTTGGGAGATTATCGGTGGCTTTGAAAAATCCTATTTCAGTGTTGGTGATAAGATTCTTTATGATAAAGAAGATGCTATTATCACTAAGATTCAACCTAATCCAGCGTATGAAGGGGCAGCAGCACAACCAGAATCAATTCATCTGGACTACTGGGGATATAATTGTGCTACTGGTGGGGATTCTCAACACCATATTTCTGATACTGAATCTGATAATATTGATTTTCTCTTGATGCAATCAGTTAAAGGTGGCTCTGGTGAAGATCGTGTTAGACAATCATCTCATGAAATAACTATTAAACTTCTGGAGAATGATCGTGAGATTATCCTTAATACAGCAGGACAGCTTAACTCCCTCCTTTTATCGTTCGCTCTTACGGTTCACAAGTCACAAGGTTCTGAGTTCAGAAAAGTCTTTCTTATGCTCCATCAAAGCCATGCAACTATGCTCAGCAGGGAGTTACTATATACTGCCGTTACTCGTGCTAAGGAGGAACTCTATGTCATTTGTGAACCAGAAAGTTTTACTAAGGGTATTAACTCTCAGCGAATTAAAGGCAATACTCTTGCTGAGAAAGCAGAATACTTTAAAGGTAAAGTGAATGGCATGAATGGGAATGGGAGTATGTAATGATAGCTAGGAGATTAATTCTCCTTGCACTTCTTGAAGCCTACAATCTTATTAGAGACTTAGCTAGTGCAGGTTGTGGGCCAAGAGAAGATGCAACTATGGAGAAACTAAAACGTATACTTAAGCACGAAGGCTTGCTATGAGAAACACTAGATCACCTACTAATGCAGTACCTGCTACTTACACTGATAACTTACTCCAAGAAATCATATCCTTAGAAGTACAAGATATCACACAACTTAATCTTTCTATCAGCCGGTTAAGTGCAGAAGACTTCACTCAGCTAACTATTAGAATGGAAGCTATCCGTACTCACATGAATCATGTACGTGCTAGAGATCATTTCAAGGGTGAAGTATATAAGCTTAAACTTGAAAGACGGAACATGCAAAGACGAGAAGCTAGGAAGGAAAAACAAAATGACATCCCCGTTTAGTGCCTTATTTAATAAAGACTCTATCTCCAAAGCTCAGGAAGATAATCTCAGAATCATGATGCTTTGTCTTAAGGATTATTATAGATTTAAGAATGATCCATATGTTAAAGATATCATCTGGCGAGAACTAACTGGACTATCTCCTGAACAGCTATCAGAATTTATCTCCACTCTCCAATCACTAACCAATATCGCAAGGAGAAAGCTTAACTCTCAGAAGAATCTAATCACTGAGAATAAAGAGAAAGCTAGGCAACGATATTATCGTAGGAAGAAAGATTCTGAAGAGGAGGAAGATTAATCATGACTATCATTCTTAATGGTGTTGAGATTAATGAAGGCGCTATGCGAGAAGTATATACTAAAGAGGAGCTAGCCAAGAGAGTTCATTCTATAATTCATAGTCCATTTGCTAGCATGACAATGAAGCATAAAGGAAGCTCAATAAAAGAGGGACTAATTACTATTGGACCATACAATACTTACGATGATTGCTACCCAATCAGACATAACAATGAACGTGTAGGATATGTAATACCCTTGAGTCTGAAGATAGTTCTAACTTAGATTATCGAAAGGGGTTGACACGGAATGCTGTCTCTGGCATAATGCAATCTCTGGTGGCGCTCTCCGATCCGCCGAGCAGTTAGTTAGGTACTGATGACAAAAACCTAGCACCATCCATATCAATTCAATTAAATAACTGAGGAAATAAATATGAAACAACTGTCCCGCAATCTTCGTCTGGCTGCTATGTTCGGTGCTGTTTATATGATGGCTGCTGTTGATGACCAAGCTCTTGCTGCTGCTGGCGGTACTGCTACTGGTGTTGCTGCTACTGATGCGCCGGAACTGACGCCGGAACAAAAAGCTGCTAACGAAGCTGCTGCTACTGCTGCTCGTGAAGCTCTGCATACCACCATCAAAGCTAACTTTAATAACCAAGTGGATGTGCTGGAAACTAACTTCCATTTCCGTAAAGTTAAAGATGAAGCCAGCGGCGTTGAAACTAAGCGTCCTACTGTTACCATCCCGGTGCCAGCTCCGAGTGTTGAAGGTCTGATTGCTATCATCGAGAAAGGTGGTAAGGGTCTGGATCTGCTGCTGGAAGCTGTTCGTGATAAAGTTGTTGAGCAAGCTCGTGAGCAAGTTAACGATAAAGAAGATATCAATGCTGATAACTTCGATTACGCTAAGCTTGAATGGGAATTCATTGCTAACCTGCCGAAAGCTGAACGTCGCGGTGGTGGTATCAGCAAAGAACTGTGGGATGACTTCGCAGCTGATTACATTTCTGTCATGCCGGGTGTTACTGGTAAGAAGAAAGAGTCTGTGGAACTGGCAGCTAAAGTCTTCACTAGCAAGTTCGCTAACGCTAAGACCAATAAGCCTGTGCTGAAAGTCCTGCAAGAACAGCTCGCCATCTACATCAATAACACTACTCGCGGTGAAGAAGTTGCTCCGGTTGTGGAATGGCTGTCGAACAAGGTTGATACCCTGCTGAAGACTGATGAAACCAACCTGCTGCTGTCGCTGTAATAGTTAGAATATCCTTGCTGACTGTGGTATATATTCACGAACATGTCAGGGTAGGTTTGCTAGTTCCGGGATAAAAACTAGCACTAAAGATTATGCTCCCTTGATCGGTCGGGCATATCAACAAGGTTCCTAGTTCCTTGCTAACACAATACTAGGATTGGCATCTCAAGACACTCATAGTACCTAACTGCGGGTTAGGATGAGAGATGCCTCTTATATAGTTCCTCTTGACTTCAATCATTAGAGCTAACTCCTCAGCCAAGTTTATCTAATCCGGTTGAGAGGGACTATATAAGATTCATGCATCACATCTAAAGACCATGGACCAATTTAATAATAACTATATCCATGCCCTCTGTCCTGATAATCACACCAATAACTATGGCATCTAAATATGATTCAATTTGGGCTGCTCTCAAACTAAGGGGAGAAGTCAAACTAGCAGTACCACCATCTATTCAGCGGCGAGTAATTAAAGCAGTCATCAATCTTAAAGATCAAGATACTTGCCGAAAGATTGAACTGAATATTAAATTAAAAAAAGAAAAGATTGAATATACTAGGGATGCAGCAATGGTAACTATGAAGCTTATTACTTATGACAACCTAAATGCTATTGGCATTGGAGATTTATAATCATGGCATACAATAATGTTTATCGTGGTCTTGAAGGTGAGATCATTAAAGATACAGGTAAAGCTATTCTATTCAGGGTAGTTGATCCTAAAACATCTGAAACTATCAAACAAGAATGGTTCCCGAAATCTCAGCTATCTTCCTTCGGTGGAAAATACGATGAGGTTGACGGAACCTTTAATTACATCTTGGCTAGTGAGTGGATCTTAGGTCAGAAATCGTTACTATCGTTGAGTGTACCAAGGGATCTTATCCGTATTGAAGGTAAGCCGAAAGAACTTGCAGCTCCTTATACGGGAACTACTAATCCTGATTTGAATACCTTGGCTAGTATTAGCACAGAATATCTTAAAGCTAATAGACCATATACTGGTACTACTAAACAGGATAAAGCTGATCGTGCTCCTTATCAAGATCGTGAGCAAGATAGTGACAATCCAGATGATTACTTTGCTCCCTATGGCTTTCCGGAGGATGAATAACTATGGACATTCAAGCTAAACTTGCAGAGCTTCGCAAAAAGAAACAAGAAGAAGCTAATCAGAATCAGGAGATTCAGAATGCGCAAAGCCAAGTTGCGGAAATTAAAACTGCTGATGTGGCAGTTCCAGTTAGTAGAGTGCATCTGGAAAATAACAACAATCAAAACAAAGAAGTATCAGTTCCAAAGACTGAAACGAATAGTCTGGAACAGACGAATCAAAAAGCTAACAGTGTAGTTCAGACTATCGGCACAGCTAGAACTTCTGAAATAGACCACATGGACTTTATGTCCAAGATGCAGGAACTTCAGGAAGCTATTCATCATCAACATCCTAAGATGCCTGTTCTTCTAATGATGATCCATAAGCAGCTGCGCAATGATCCTGAGTTAGTTACAACTCTTAGTGAAGAAGAGATTGGTGTGATTGTTAATGGTCTTAAGATTCAGACTAAGACAGAACTTGTTGGTACTGTAGCTAAGCAAGCTAAGTCTCGTGATAAAAAGACTGCACTATCTTCTGACATGTTCTGATTGGAGAATAATAATGGCACGTATTGTAAACACTGATAATTTCGACAGTGACTATCCTGATGAGGAGTTTGTTACTGGACTTCCTAGGTTGTCAGAAGCTAAGCTACAAATGCTTTGCAAGGTAATTAATGATCTTAATGACCCCGGTGATGGAAGTCAGGCTCGTTATTATAAAGTAGTTCCTGATGACTACAAACTTCAACCCGGCTTTGAGCCTTAACAGGATTAACAATGGATACCTTTCCAGTAGAAACTGTTAGTTCTCCTGAAGTTGGAACATTTAAAATCACTGTTCTAGATGACAAACCAGTTCTCTGGAATGGTGACTATCAAGCAGGTAAGCTCTGTGTCTACTGGGCAGATATAGTTGAAGGTACTCCACTTCAGCCATGCATTCCTATTATGTACACTCTATATAATCAGGATATTCCAGAAGCTAACTTCTTTGGGTATGAAGTTTACTCTGCTGATAGTTCCATTGGTGGCATCATTGATGCGTTGTTAAAAGTTATTAATGACTTCTACGCCAAGACACTTATGGAAATAAGGGATGGACAACAGTTGCCACTCCATTGAAACACAATACTTTCCACTTGAAGCACTGCTAAAACTGTACGGTAATTTAGAATCTAGAAACCATGGCCCTAACAGACTTTACCTTAATTACTTTGAAGAGTTCAAGTTATTGGTGAAGTTTCTAGGGCCATTCTCATATACTCAGCCAAAGAGAATGAGGAAGTTACCATGGTTTGCTGGTAGTTATCAGTTACAAGAACTGTCACGGCATCTTCGAATGGATCAGAATACTTTATACTCCATACTATGTGAAATGTATGAAGGGGAAGATTAAATGAGTGAAGATATTATAGACATGGATGCGCTATTAGATGCGCCTCTAGATAATGAAACAACTGCGCCGAAACAATATGTAACCTTTGAGGGTATTGATCCTCGTATTAAGTTGCTCTCTTATAGCTCATTACTTACATTGCATTCCTGTCCTCGTAAGTTTGAACTGTATCGTAAGAAAGCTGTTGATGATGAGATGAATGCTGATGCTGCATCCAATCAGAATTTAACTTTCGCATTTGGACATATTGTTGGTGAAGGAATTCAAGATGTATTCGATGGCGTGGAAGAAGATGCAATCATCTGGAAGATGTTCCTTGGTTGGCATGCGTCGCTTGCAGACAACAACCCAAAACAAAATAAGAGTTTCTATCTCGCAGTCCTTGCGATCCAAAGGCTTATCGCTCTCCGTAGGTCAGGATTTCTGGAAGAGTACGAACTACTCCAGTATAATGGCAGAAGTGCTAAAGAACTTAGCTTCCGCATTGAATTACCCGATGGATTCTTTTTCCGTGGCTCTGTCGATGCTGTTCTTAGGCACAAAGTCACAGGTAAGATTCTCGTCTTGGAATGTAAAACTTCTAGTTCTACAAATCTCAACCCCACTACATTTAAAAACTCTAGCCAAGCTGTAGGTTATTCTGTAGTACTAGATGTTATCGCACCTGATATCTCTAACTATGAAGTTCTGTATCTAGTATATCTTACAAAGGATATGAGTTATGAAGTCCTGAGATTTCCTAAAACTTATCTCCAAAGGGCACAGTGGATTCAAGAACTCATGCTCGATGTCGAAGTTATTAGTCTTTATGATAGAACTGGCGTGTATCCGATGCGCGGTGAAAGTTGTTACTCATGGTTCAGAGATTGTGAATATCTCAACCAATGCACACTTTCTACCGACCTTATCACCGAACCACCAACAGTGGAATCAGTCACAGATACTAAGGTGTATGACATTCAAGTCTCACTTGCCGATCTTATTGAAGCACAAATGAAAAAGGTTATTCCGATTGTTCCTGTTGAATGGAATAACTCCGATGCTAAACCTATGGACGGGGATGAAATGTTATGATTAAAAAGTTTATTGACGCCTTTAATAAAAATCTCGATATGGCTCTTGCTGAGAAGACTAGCTGGGGCCGTAACGATCTTAAACTCCTGATTGCTAAAGTTATCAATGACAGCCTAGCGGAGATTATGGAATGAGCATCGTAGAAACTAGGGCTGAACTGCCTAAGAATAAAACTGAACGCAGAACTAATAAACTGCAAACAGAAAACCAACGTATCGCCAGTGATGAGAACTTTGCTATCTTCCTTCTCAGAGGAATGAAAGCTAATCTTGCTAACGAACGAGCACAAAAGAATATCTCCCGCACTGCAAGTAAAAGGATTATGGAAACGATTGAGTGGGAGATTGATAGGATTAAAGATGTACAAGAACTTAGAAAGAAAGGGAAATAATAATGGCTAAGATGTCACAGATTGGAAATGTTGCAGAGCAACGAGTAATGGTATTCGGTCCACCTAAGACTGGTAAGACTGAACTTGTTGGTAAGCTTGCTGAATATTATAAGATTCTTTATTTCTCGCTAGAGAATGGACACATGACTTTCAAGAAGCTGCCTATTGAATGGCAAGAGCGTATTGAAGTTATTAACATTCGTGATAGTCGAGTGTATCCAATCGCTATTGAAACCATGATGAAGGTTATCAAAGGTGATGAAGTCTTTATTTGTGTTGCTCACTCTAAGGTAGCTTGTCCTATTTGTAAGAAAGCTGGGGCAGAACAAGAGCGTGTATGTCTCAAAGAGCTTGGCCCGGATTGGGTTGTTGGTATTGATTCCCTCACACAGCTTACCAATAGCGGTATCGCGCACATCACTAAGAACCAACCTGATGATTATAAGCTTCAGCTTGATGATTGGGGTGCTCTTAAGGTGCTTATGGATAAGTTTCTATCTCAAGTTCAAGTAGCTCCTTATAACATTGTCTGCATTAGCCATGAAGAGGAGGTTAAATTTGAAGACGGAAGAACCAAGATTGTACCAGTTGCTGGGTCTAGTAATAGCAGCAGGAATACTGCTAAGTATTTTGACCACGTGGTGTACTGTAATGTGGTTAACAAAAAACACGTTGTTGGTTCAGCTACTGACTATAGTATGTCTGTGCTTACAGGCTCTCGTACTGATGTTAAGTTGGAAGCATCTAAAGAAGGTGGGTCACTTCTCGATATGTTTACTACTTGGAAGCTCCCTAATTTCGGTATGCCAATCAGCGATGTTGATGTATCTATTGGCAGTAAGGATTCTCCAGAGCTTGAATCAGTAAGTCCAACTCGTGATGCAGCTAATCAGATTCAGCAGGAGAAAATTGCAGCATCTAATGATGGAGAGTTTAAAGAATTGAATGCACAGGAACTTGCTGCTCTTAATCCGGGACAGCGAGCTATCTATAATATGAAACTTAAGAGACATCAACAAGGAGCGTAAGTATGAAAGAGGAAGAGCTATATTCCCTTAATAAGGGAGCTTCTGAAACAACCAATGAGTTTAAACCAACACTAGCTAAACCACTCACTGCAATCGAAGAAGCTACTAAGGTAATCTACGGTGACAGAGAAAAGACTTACGGTGATCCTAGTAAGAATCTCAGAACGATTGCAGAATATTGGACTACTCATCTTAAAGCTAAATACGGCTATCAAGCCCCCTTGACAACGGATGACGTCTGTGTTATGATGGTGTTACTGAAGCAAGCAAGGTTAGCAAACACACCTAAGCATCGCGACAGTATTACTGATACGATTGGTTATATGGCACTAGCTGATCGTATCAATATAGCAGAGCATGAAGCTGATAATGCAGCTTTCGTTACTGAGTAGTATCAATCAGTATCAACTAGTAGTAACCTAGAATCACAACAAACCAAATCATTTAATTAAGAGGAATTAATATTATGAACGCAGCTACCCAAAACGCTAACATCGACGACCTGCTGGACGGTACTCTGGATGATCTGGCTGATGCTCCCCAGTTTAAACCTTTCCCTGCTGGTGCTCA